ACTGGCACTACATGGGAAAAGATTGCAGCCGGTTCACTCTAAAAGAAAGACCCCCTAGTTTCCTAGAGGGCCTAACTTAAAATCTAAGCGGATGTCTTCAGTTAATGCTGTGGATGTCCGCTTTTTTATTTTCTTCTCGCTCTACTTCTTCCATTACCCATTGGTACATTTCTTCTGCAAGTGCTACATTACCTGCCTCACCAAGGATAGTCAGGATAGTCATCTTCACCTCAAAGGTGCTCATTGCCATACTCCTCTAGGACTAGTTCTAAATAGTGGATTGCTTTCTCTATGTCTTGTTTTCCATTCTTTGCATTATGACGACAGATATACTTAATGGCGTTACCTTCATACCATCCAATACCGTTAGCCCTGATAAACTGTCCGGGTTGGATAGACATATCTTTGTAGTGGACACCACCAACCTGTTTGTCAGACGCTTTCATCTTCTGTTAATCCTCTTTCGATACCTATCCCTGCTACAGTTAAACCATACTTGAGCCATTCTCTTGAGTAATCGTCAGGACAGGCTTGCACTCCAAGGTCTAATAGTTGGAAGGATAACCAAAATCTAAACTTATCAATCAATGTTAGTCCTTTCTAAATTGTTCAGGCGTATCACCTGCAAAAGGGTTCTGTTTTACCCAGAGATTAAGTGGCATTGGAGTGAAGCATAGGGTATCCCCCCTGAACACATAGACAAGGCCACTAATTCCCGGGTTATTACGCGCGATAAGACGACAGAGGTCACGTACTACCCACCCATCTCCGACTACTTCAAGGTCATTCCACCTAGCACGAGGAATATGCCGGTACTCAGTCGTTGAACCTTTACGGTACTTCTTCACACTGTCTAGTTCAATTTGTATTCTAGATACTGTCACAAGTTCTAATCCCTGTCATTGGGTCTAAATAACACGCCTGCCCTTCGATAACTGTTTCGTCTGATGGAGCGGCAGGTTCCTCAACAACATCTTCTACAGCACTAGCGTTGAGGATACCAAACCTTTTACCAGAGGCACGGAAGGTAGTGCAACCTTTGGCTCCTCCCTCGTACGCTTGCATGTAGACACTTTTAAATTCGTCCCAAGTAACATCATCACCTACGTTACATGTCTTAGAACACGCACTGTCAATCCACTGTTGAGCTGTAGTCAACATACTAACATGGTCTTCAACAGAGATACTGTCTGCTGTGTCACATTCAATACCCCACTCACGGTAAGCGTAGTCCTCTACCTTTTCTACAGCAGGTCCATCAAATGTTTGAATAGTCCTATCGTAGGAGAGACTAAAGACAGGCTCAATACCACTGGACACATTGTTAGCAGTTAAACTAATCGTACCTGTAGGTGCAATACTAGTAAGGTGGCTATTACGAATACCTAACCTAGCGATAGCATCTTGTACTTCAGGGTCTAGCTTCTTGATAAACTTGCCTTCAAGATACTTGTCCTTAATAAAGAAGGGGAATGGACCTTTCTCAGCGGCAAGAGAAGCAGAGGACATATAACAACAATTAGTAATCAACTTAAGAACATCGTTTGTAAACTGTTTAGCGTCTTCACTTCCGTAACTGATACCAAGAGCACCGAGCGTGTTGCCCAAACCAGTGACACCAAGTCCCATACGCCGCTTGTTCTTAGCCTCCTTCTCCTGCTCTTCCAATGGGTAGGTTGTCTCATCAATCACATTGTCCATAGCTCGAACTACATGAGGGATATCGTTCTTCAATTGATCCCAGTTGAACTCCATTGGTTTTACATACTTAGTCAAGTTGAAACTACCCAACAGACAAGCACCATACTCAGGGAGAGGTTGTTCACCGCACGGATTTGTAGCTGAGATGTTCTCACAGTACCACAGGTTATTCATCTGGTTGACACGATCAATGAAGATAACACCGGGTTCTGCCCAGTCCCAAGTGTTACGAAGGATAGTATCCCACAGACTACGAGCACGAATAGTGTCAAACACACGTCCTTCGAACACTAGTTCAAACTCAGAGTCTGACTTAACAGCCTCCATGAAAGCATCAGTAACTAGGACAGAGATATTAAACTGTGTCAGTTGATCGTGGTTAGCTTTAGCTGCAATAAACTCCATGATGTCAGGGTGGTCTACTCGAAGGCAACCCATTTGTGCTCCCCTTCGGTGTCCTGCACTAGCGATAGTCTTACATAGGGCATCCATGATACCCATAAAAGAGACAGGACCAGAGGCTTTAGAACCAATAGAGTTGATACGAGAACCACGAGGACGGATATGACTAAAGTCGTACCCAACACCACCACCTAGTTGCATAGTGATAGCGGCTTCCTTAGCTACATCCATGATACCTTCCATAGAGTCAGGCACATCTCGCATAACAAAACAGTTGAAGGCTGTTACTCGACGGTAGCTACCTGCTGCTGCCTGTACTCGTCCACCCGGGAGGAACCTCTGGTCTTTCAGGATATCCTTAAACTTTAGGAAGTGTTCCTCTCCATCAGAGAGAGCCTCTGCAACTCGTGCTACCTTTTGGCCGTAGCTTTCTCCTTCTTGCCGATACTTCTGTTCGTCTGCCCAGATTGCTACTGGGATAGTTGGTCCACTCATACAAGATCCTCCAAGTTTACCTTAGGATAGTCTTTGTTCTTGATAATCTTACCGTCTTCCCTACGTTTAATAGTTCCGTCTGGTTGATACATACGCCCCATGTTGTTCTCGTGTACTCGACGTACTGCTTCATCCAAGTCCCAACCAAAAGTAGCCGCATACCCGTAGATAACGTAGACAAGATCAGCAAGTTCTTTCAGAATATTTTCTTTCTTGTTTTCGGATTCAAACTCTTCATACTCCTCAGAAATAAGACTGAAACGAAAACACTCTAAGTCAGAACCCATTTTAAAATCTTGGTTTAGAGCAGAGTCTGTTGCCTTATGATACTCAATGACCATCTCTAGGGGTGTCTTCCCTACATGATCGTTATGTTGTTGCTCTTCGTCTGACCCCCAGTAAGCAAACATATCAAGCTGGTCCTGTGCGCTAGTTAAATCTAGGATATCTTGTCGTGTAATACTCAATCGTCTACTCCTTCTTCCATTACATCTACAAAGAAATAATCATCTAAGTCAATAAGGTCTTCGCTAACCAACCACTTCACAACAGCGTATACTTCTACATCATTCTGCTCAAGAAGGTCTTCGAGTGGGTAGTTGTCTGCGAGGATTTGAATTCTACTCTCCATAAGTCTCCTCCAATCTTTTGAGAGATACAAACTCAGGTTCATACATACCGTTAGCTAGCTCTCGTTTAATCACAATACCTTTCCACCAATCATTATTGCTCTGTCCTGCCCACGTTTCTTCTGCCCCTTTAAAGCAACCCGCCACCAAACCAACAATACCCGTAGGGTGAGCGCCGTCCTTAAAATACATACTACGCTTATGGCTATGGCCGCAAGTAGAAGAATGGTTCCTATTTTGGAGTAGGGTATAAGCATGGTGAAGGCCACTAACAGGAGTGCCGTAGTTACCAGAAGCAAAGTAGTGAGCGTAACTAACACCATCATAATCAGCGATTGCTGGGGCGCTATTGTGGTACTCGTGATACTCTGTGAACCAGTGGTCTGTTTGAAGATGCCCAAAGGAAATCCCGTACTTTTCTCCCTCTCGTCTCGGGTCATGGGCGATAGCTTTTTTGATTCTATTCTCGTGGTTTCCTTCAAACCCAAACCATGCAGGCTGTTTTCTTTTGTGGTAACGAAACTTCCAACGAACCCGTTCCATAGCATCGTTATAGGCTTCAATATCTTTCGCATAGTTTTGTGTCACTACCTCCTGAGGATACCTTTCATCGTAACTATTTAGTGACTTCATGTCTGCTCCATCACCAAGATCTATTACGTAGTCAGGCTTTAGGTCATAGATCAATTCACCTAACCAACTAAACCTTTCGTTACTTACGTTAGGATCAGCGTGAGCACAAGTGTATACTACTACTGTCTTACTCATTTTCTTACCCTCTTAGGAAAATTCTTAAAGAAC